TTCTATTGTTCGTCTAACTCTACGACTATAGACCGCTATGTGATCTACAACTATCTGGATCAGGTATGGTATTACGGCACACTTGGGCGGTCTGCTTGGTCTGACAGCCCGCTGCGCGAGTTTCCGATGGGCGCGACATACAGCAATACTATTGTCTACCATGAGAGCGGAACTAATAACGTAGAGGTAAACGGCACTATATTGCCGATTACATCGTACATACAGTCCTCAGACTTTGACATTGGGGACGGTCACAACTTTGGTTTTGTATGGCGGATGATTCCAGATATTACGTTTGATGGATCTACTACGTCATCTCCTGACAAGCCGCAGGTGACATTTAGTCTGCGTCCACGACAAAATCCTGGTGCGCCATACGGCACAGCAGATACGCCAACAGTACAGTCAGCACAGTCCTACAACACGGTGAAAAACTACAACGTGCAGGAGTTTACTCAGATTGTGTATACAAGACTGCGCGGTCGCCAAATGGCCTTTAAGATCAGCTCAGATCAGTTGGGATGTCAGTGGCAATTAGGTGCGCCACGTATAGACATCAGGCCGGATGGACGTAGATGACCACACAGATTGTTACTACAGAGGTTCTTGATCTTACTAGGACGAAAGCTCCTGCGCTTCCTATCGCGCCAGTAGATTACAGCCGCCAGTATCTGGATCAACTTAATAACGTCTTACGTCTGTACTTTTCCCAGATAGATAACTTTATAGGCCAGTTATCGTCTAATAATTCTGTTACTACAGCTAACTTGCGGGTTCCTTATGGAGCATTCTCCAGCAACCTTACGCAAACAACAACAGCTAACACCGCAACTTTGATGACGATGAACACGACGGATTTTTCTAGCAACGTCACGTTGAACTCGTCAAACATTACTGTTGAGTATGCTGGCATATACAACTTGCAGTTTAGTGCGCAGTTAGAAAATGCTGATAATGCGCCGGAAGATGTGTTTATCTGGTTAAAACAAAACGGTGTTGATATTCCCGGTTCTGCTGGCAAAGTTGGTATGCCTGCTCGTAAAGCTGTAAACAATCCATCTCATGACATTAAAGGCTGGAATTACTTTTTATCCATGAATGCTGGAGATAATGTGGCTATTTATTGGTCACCTACACAGTCTAATGTAACCATACCTTTTTACGCTGCGTCTGGCAGCCCGACGAAGCCATCTACTCAATCAGTGGTGACTACGCTAACCTTTGTTTCGGCGTTACCCACATGATACTATTGACAAAATTTTCTAAAGGTGCGTTATGAGCCTGCATACCCTAGCTAACCATCTTCAAACCGCCGGTCGCGGCGAAGACAAGATGCTTGTACACATGACCCCAGGCGAGGTACAGGGACTGCAATCCTTAGCCATGGCGCACGGTGGTTCGTTGTCCATCAACCCACAGACTGGATTACCAGAGGCTGGGTTCTTATCATCTATTCTTCCAATGATTGCTGGTGCTGCGTTGACAGCTACTGGCGTTGGCGCTCCTATGGCAGCCATGATGGTAGGCGGTGCTACTGCTGTAGCTACTGGTAGTTTGAAGAACGGCATTCTCGCTGGTCTTGGTGCTTATGGTGGTGCTGGAATAGGTGCTGGATTATCTGGTGCTGCCGGTGCGGCAACTGCTGCCAGTGCTGCTGCGCCTGCAATGATATCTGCTGGTGCTATGCCTGGAGTTGTTGGTGGCATGGGCGCTCTCGCTCCTGCTGCTGGAGCTGCTGGTGCTGCCGGTGCGGCAACTGCTGCCGGTGCTGTGCCTGCCGGATTAGCTGCGGCAACTAACCCAGCGTTAGGCGGTATGACTGCGCCAATTGCATCTGCCGCTCCTGTTGCGCCTGTTGGTGCAGGAGCTGGTGCAGGACAACTTGCGTATTCTGGAGGCATTGCTCCTCCACAATTAACCACAGCACAAATTGCTCAGCAACAAGCTTTTGCGCAACAAGCAGCACAAGCTCCAACTAAAGTATTAGAAGAAGCAGCCAAATCCAAAGGCATGTTTGGGGGTATGGATTTCTCTAAGTTGATGAACCCAGATTTCATCAAAGAGAACAAAGGCAATTACCTTGCAGCTATGGCTCCATTCCTTATGGAAGAAGAGCGCAAGAAGAAGGAAGCCCAAGCAGCAAGTCAAATGCAATTAGGTGGCGCATCTGTTTACAACCCTACGCCTCGCGCGCCCGGTGGTTCTTCTGAGCGTCTGTACTTTGCTGACGGTGGATTAGCTAATCTGCCAGTGGAGAGAATGTCACAGCAGAATACTGTTGGTGCTAATACTAATTATCCTATGTCTAATATCAAGCCGTATGGATATTCGGTACCTAAAAACAATCCTATATCCCAGAATGTATTTCAGCCAGATGGTTATCAAAATATTGACCCTTATACCGGCGAACAAAAGCTGGCAAGTGGCGGGATAGTTGCGCTTAAAAAAGGCGGCCCAGTAAAATCAGAAGCTCAAATAGCTGAAGAGAATGCAGCCAAAGAATATGCTGCGTTTGCAAAAGAACGCGCTGCTGACAAAGCTAGAGCCAAAGCTGAGGCAGATAAGCGTACAGCAGAGTTAAAGAAAGAATACACAGACAGAATCAATAGTTTTAATAAAGACACATCTAATGAGTTAAAACAAAAACAAAAAGATATTAGTAGTGAACTTTCATCTCGTCAAAAAGAAATCAACGCAATTAGAGATGCAAACGAAAAGAAAGAAAGACAAAGAGAATTAAACGAATGGAAAGCCAATGCGAACAAAGATTTGTCTAGTTGGCAATCTGGGCGTGCGTCTGAATTAAAAGGTATACAAACAGATCAAAGCAGTGCGTTTAAAGACGTAACTAATGAATATACCAATCGCGTAAAAGATTTAGATACTGAAATTAAAGAACGCCAAGCACTGCGTAACTTTGAAACAGATGTGTTCAAAAAGGGTTACACAGGTTTCTCTGGCGACATTAAAGGTGATGATCTTACCGCCCTGAGCAAAGGATTTGATTCAGAAATTGGCAAACAAAAGTCTGAAGCTGAGAAAGCCAAAGCCGCACTTGAAGCGGCAAAAAAGACTGGCATTCAAAGTTTAATAGGTCGCGCAGAAGAAACGTACAACAAACAACAGGGTGAGTACGAAGAGGCTACTAAAGCTAAAGATTCTCGTATAGCTCAGTTTAGAGAAGAAACCAAGCGTGGTTCTGGATTGCAAGCTCGCGGGCTAGATACAAAACCAGCGCAAACTGCTGGAGATGTTTCTGCTATACAAGCAAAGATAGATGCTATTAAGAAAAACCCAGAACAACAGGGATATGGCAGCGTTAGAACTCTTAGCGCAGATCAACAAAAACAAATTAAAACATTGGAAGGTGATCTTTCAATGGCTAAACAAGGCAAGGTTGTCTACGATCCTAAGAGTGGACAATATTTGCCTGAGAAAGTAACACCTTCTTATAGTAAGTTAACTAAAGTTCCTGGACTGGACACAACTAAGAAGATTATGGAAGAAAGCGATGTACGCCGAGTCTATGAAGAATTGGCTGGCCGCTCTCCAACACAAACGGAGATGAACAAGTATGTAGGTAAGAAGTTATCAGAGGCAGATGTGTCCAAGAACATTGGAACACTTGCTGAACTTACTATGCCGCAGAAGTTTACCAATGATGATTTGAACCAGCAGGCTCAGTACTACTGGGGTCGTGACATGACCAAGGGTGAGTTGGCATACTTTAAAGATCCAGCTAATAAGATTACTAACTTTAATAATCTTCGTGGAGCTTTGACGTCTAGTGATGCTTATCTGCAAAATTTAAACAAGATTAACGAAGCTGCATTTACTAGCGCACAAAAACAAGCATTAGTTGAATCAGAAGGCCCAGCTTCTATGGAGCAAATTGCATCCTACTATCAGGATGTATTTGGCAAACCTCCAACTATGGAAGAATTGAGCCGTCTCAAAGGTACTGGCATGAACATATCTGCTTTACAAGAGCAGATAAAAGGTAGCCCACAATATCAACAGCAACTTGTTAAACCGTTTGTCCCGGCTATTTCTACGCCAAGTGCGCCAGCTATATCGCAAGCAGAAATCGAAGGTTACAGAGCGCAGCAGTTACAGCCTTTTGCTTCACAAGCTATGGCACCACAACCTTCACCTTATGTACCTACTGGGCCTAACGTTGCACAGTACAACCCATTTGCAGTTCAACCTAAGTCTACGATTGAAGGCGCTCTACCGTATGCTGATATTAGTCAACGTCTTGGCCTGACAAATTTATATTCTCAGTTAGGTGAGCCTGGCCTTGCTGCGCAGAAAACTACTTATGGTTTACCTGCTGCAACATCTGGATTGACTGCATCACAACCAAACATATTTGGTTTTGGTCAATATCCAACAGTAGAAGAAGCAGTAAAGGCTGCACAAGCTGCACAAGCTGCACAAGAGCCTAGAGCTATGGCATCAGGTGGTATTGCTGGATATAACTTAGGAGGTTATTCCGATGGAGGAAGATTACTTCGCGGGCCAGGGGATGGAGTTAGTGATTCTATTCCTGCTTCTATTGGCGACCGCCAGCCTGCCCGTCTTGCTGATGGTGAGTTTGTGGTTCCCGCACGCATAGTCTCGGAGCTTGGAAACGGATCTACAGAAGCAGGCGCAAGAAAACTTTACGCCATGATGGATCGTGTACAGCGGGCAAGAAGCAAGAGCATAGGCAAAGGTAAGGTAGCGGTAAATAGCCGCGCAGAAAAGATGTTGCCTGTATGAGTGAAAACGGAAAATTAGAATGGTTTGGTGGCAATGAAGACGCACTAGCTGTTTTCCGTATGCTTGTAAGACTAGCCCATATTTGGGATGATTTGGTTGACAAAGATAAAGATAAAACTGAAGACGAAATCAACGAAGCATTTTTGATTGCGTTGGTATATTTGCCAAACAATAAGTTTTATAAATTGATTGAGCCTTATGTTCTACCCATGTGGATAACTGTTGTATCTGCATACAAGACAGCAAATGCTTTTGAGCGTAACAAAGATGAGCATGGCATTGAAATAGCACATAACCTTCGTTATTCCGCTGGCAATATTATTGCGTACATGGTTCATGTATGTGTTGGCCCTGTTGAAGCAGCCAAGTACATGCCTGAAGTTTGGAAAGAAATGGTTGCGGAACGATTTGACGATTACCGCAGGGAGCATTTACATGTTTAAATTTTTAAAATTATTCTTTAACCCTGAGTGGTTTACTTTTAACATGGGTGGAGAAGGTGGTGGTCAGACTCCAACATCCAGCACTCAGACTACGCTCTCCTATCCAGAAGAGTTTAAGCCTATGGTCAGTGAGATGGCTAAGAGGGCTGTTGCTCAGGGCACTGCTGGATACACTCCGTATGGTGGACAACGTATAGCTGGATTTGATCCGCTGCAATTATCTAGCCAGCAGGCCGTAGCTAATCTTGGCCCAGCACAACAGTTGGCACCGGCTACACAGTTTGCTGCGCAGGCAGGACAGACAGCAGGACAGTTTAATTACGTCCCACAACAATTCCAAGCTCAAGGCATAGGCACTGGCAGTTTTACCCAGCCAGGATTAGCGGGCTTGTACATGTCGCCTTATGTGCAAAACGTAATAGATATACAGAATCGTGAAGCTCAACGTCAGGCAGATATTACTGGTCAGCAAATGCAAGCCGGAGCTGTTAAGTCAGGCGCGTATGGCGGATCTCGGCAGGCAATTATGCAAGCAGAAGCTGCGCGTAATCTGGCACAACAGAAAGGCGATATACAGCAGAAGGGTATGCAGGCTGCTTACGAACAAGCGCAGAATCTGTATGGCACAGAAGCGGCTCGTGCGCTACAAGCCCAGCAAGCAAACCAGCAAGCAGCTCTGGAAGCACAGCGTCTGGCAGAACAGTCACGACAGTATGGCGCAGGCATGGGGATGCAGGGTTTACAAACACAGTTGCAAGCAGCACAGCAATTGGGTGGTTTGGGACAACAACAGTTTGGTATGCAGAAGGACATTATCAATGCTATGGGTGCGGCTGGCGCGCAACGTCAGGCTATGGAACAGCAGAGAATGTCTCAAGATTACCAAGACTTCCTGACACAGAAACAGTATCCATACCAGCAGATTGCGTTCTTGGCTGAGATGCTTAAAGGTATTCCGCAACAAACTACGCAGCAGTTATATCAAGCACCTCCATCATTAGCCGGTCAACTTGCTGGCGCAGGAACGGCTATGTACGGCGCATCTAAACTGTTTGGTAGTGCAGAAGGCGGTTTAATGGGGCTGGGCGTACACAATTTGTCTAGGAACTAATTATGAAACGCGATGACTTCAATGTACGAATTGATCAAGTACGCGAGCTAGCTACTAAATACAGTAAGCCAGATTTACAGCGCATGGTACAGATGGGATTAGTAGGCCCACAAGAAGCTGTGATGGCTGGCATGATGATTGACCGCATAACTAAGTCAGCTATGACTCCTCCACAGACTACGGTAGCGCAAGATGTGTTAGGCGCAGCTCCAACTGCCGAAGGTCAAGGTATGCCTCCGCAGATGGGTCAGCCCCCGCAGATGCCGCAAGGTCAGATGCCACCACAGATGGCGGCAGATGGCGGGATTATGGGTGCATTACCTTACAGCGATGGCGTGGCTGCTCTACCTACAAACTTACCTGATTATGCAGGCGGCGGGATAGTTGCGTTTGCAGATGGTGGCAGACCAGAAGATTACGTGCGAGCAAGCAGACAAGCTGACGCTGCACTGGCAACTATGCCACAGAGTGATGCACAAACACTGCCTGGTGGTTATAAGTTGCGTGAGTACGCTCCCATGAAAGATCCAAGTCTTCAGGAGCAGTTTGATATAAGCCGCAAAGCAGAACAGATGGCTGGTGTGGATCCAGACTTGTATAAACGTATGCGCCAAGAAGAAGCTGGTCGCCGAGATGAAATAAAAGGTAGACGCGAAGAAGCTAAAGGCGAAGCTTTGCTAATGGCTGGCCTTGGTTTGATGGGCGCTCGTCGTGGTCAGGAGTTTGAAGTTTTGGGTAATGTTGGTCGCCAAGCGGTACAACAATACAGCGGAGCTTTGAAAGAAATTCGTGAGAACGAAAAAGACATTAAGAAAACTGAACGTGAGTTGACGTTGGCGGAAGATCGCATGAAGCGGGATACTTCTGGCAAAGCTGCTAGTCAATATCAATCGCTTCTTCTTAGAAAAGAAGATCAAGAAAATAAACAAATTGATCAGTTTAACAAAGCACAAGAGAAATCATCAGATCTGTTTGTTACTAAATACGGTATTGATGAGAACGCTAAGAGGGCGCTTGAAGTTGCAAAAATGTCTGGTGAATACCAACTTGCTGTTGCTAGGATTCATGAGAGGTATGCTAATAGGCCGACTGAGGGACAGCAAATTCTTGGTAAATATCACGAGATACTTGCAAAACAAGGCCCAGAAAAAGCCGAGCAGTATATGAGAGATTGGATGCGGGTTAAAGAAGGTGGTAAACCACAAAATGTTTACTCTATGGATGATGCTATGAAAGCTGTTAGCGCCAATCCAATAAATTCAGGTTTGAGCGAATCGCAGTTAGTTGCAAAAGCTCGTAAAATGTATGAAGAAGTTAACAAACCAGGTGCCGGTGGTGCGCCAGGCCAAAATACAGCAATCAATCCATTTAAACTTAGTCCCGAAGCTGCGGCAGCATTGAAACAATATGGTGGACAATAAATGGCTACAGTCCAGGAGCTTGAACGCGCCTTCCTAAGCGCGCACAACGCGGGAGATCAACAGGCCGCTCGGGCTTTGGCTGATGCTTTGAAGTCTGCTATGGTTTCGCAGCCCGCAGAACCTGCCGCCCTTCCCAAAAAAGAGCCTGAAACTGGTTTTATTGCTGGTTTAAAGTCAGGCTATGAAAGATTAAAGGGTGACGTTGGTGCTATAGGTGCGACTGCTGGCATAGGTGGCGCTGAAGAATATGCAGCCAAACAGCGTGAGAAAGCTGGCGAGATATACAAACAACCTGAATTTACAGAACGTCCTATAGATTATGTGACTGGTTTGCTAGGTCAATCTTTGCCTTATATGGTAGCGCCTATAGCTGCTGCTGCCGTAGCACCTGCGGGTTTGCTTGCTATGGGTGCCGCAGGCGCAGCATCTGCTGCACAGTTCACTGGCTCTAATATTTCCCGTCAGTTAGAAGAGGGCGTATCCGCCAAAGATGCCAAGGTAGTAAACGCTATGGCTGCATCTGTTCCGCAAGCGGCGCTAGATGTTATTGGCTTTAAGTTTATGCCTGCAATTAGTAAATTGTTTAGCAAAGCTGGCACTCCACTTACAGAGCAAGCAGCAACAAGTATTCTTGGTAAGTACATTTTGCCAGCAGCTAAGACGGCAGGCGTTGAGGGCGCTACAGAAGCAGGGCAGCAAGTGCTTGAACGTGCCCAAGCTGGTCTATCTATTACTGACGAAGAAGCCCGCAAAGAATACTTTGACAGTTTTGTGGGTGGCGCAATCCTTGGTGGAGCTATATCTATCCCTGGTGGTGCAATAGAAAGAGCGCGAGCTAAGCCACCAGTGGAAACTCTTCCACCTGAAGAAAAACCTGCTGCTGAACGTCCGGCTAAGGCTGCCCCGCAAGCACCTGCTGAACCACCTGAAATAATTACAAGACCACCAAAGTTATCAGAGGCACCAAAACCGCCAGAAGATGCTGTAGCGGCTATGCAAAATTACTTTGAAGGCAAGCCAGAGGACTTTGGTTTGTCATTTGCGGATATACAAAATCGTGATCGGTCAAGACCTAATTCAATTGGTCAAATGAACGACATAGCCAACAGGCCTGATTACAACAAGTTATCTGTATCTAGAGAGTTTGGGGCGGGCGCACCTGTAGTTATTAGTGATGTGCCTATTTCAGAAGAAGCTTTAGGCAGAATAGATACAGTATCAGCATCTGATGGCAGTAAATTCCCAATTCAATATGCCGTGATAGATGCGCGTGAAATTACGCCTAGCAATCGAGCAGATGGCAGCACTGTAGCGGAATATGCAGACCCTACATTTGAAGGTATCCGGCCTGTAGCTGGTAATGGTCGTGTAGCTGGTTTGCAAAAACTGTACGCTGTTGGCCCATACGGCGACTATGTTAATCCGCTTTTACAAGATACTGAACACGGTATTGATGCAAGCGTGATTGCTGCTATCGAGCAGCCGGTGCTTGTGCGTATTATGCCCAAGTCTTCGTTAGTGCCAAACATCGCAGACATTAGTAATGTCCGACAACAACTAGGCATGTCTCCTACTGAGCAAGCTAAAGTTGATATGGGCAGGTTTGATCTACAAGGCATTGAGTTCTTAGCAGATGGCTCCCCAAGCATCCGTTCATTGCGGCAATTTGTTGCAACTATGCCTAAAGAAGAGCAGGCAGAACTTATCAATAAATCAGGTCAGCCCAATCCATTAGCTAAGATGCGTTTATCAAACGCGCTTTTTGCTCGCGCTTATGAAAATGATGCGTTGATAGATTTGTTTGCTGAGACAACTGATCCAGAAGCACAACAAATTCTAAAAGGCATGGCTATAGCTGCGCCTGCTATGTCCAACTTAAGTGAGGCTGGCGATTACGATATCCGTAGTTACGTCACTAAGGCTGCTGAGATGGCAGTAAATGCTCGTCGGCAAAATAAAGACTTGGCTGAATTTATAGAGCAAGGTGATATTGAGTTAGATCCTTTGACTCGTGAAATAGTCAGCATGTTTGCAGCCAATAAAAATGCACCTCGCAGGATTGGTGACTCGCTGACAACCTTGGCGGCAGAAGCAAACAAAGCAGCAGAACAAGCAACCGCAGAGCCAGATATGTTTGGAAATGTTGCCGTTAGTCGCCCACTAGAAGATGTGTTTTCTGTTCTGCGATCAGAACCAACGGTGACGGTACCAGTGGCAGAGGATCAGGTAGAGAAGCAAGAATACAAGATTGACAAATCAACCACAGAGATTGCTAATGAAATAGATGGCATGAATGTGGTGCAGGTATCTGACTATCTGATATCTAACGCGCCTAATAGTTTTGCCAAAGTCGTAGCGCAGGCTGTGCGTGCTCGCGTAAAAGCAATGGAGGATCGTAATATACCGATGTCGTTCAAAGTGTTGCGCGGCAGTAAACGTCGCCAAAATACTTATGGCATGGTAACTGGATATGTTTCTCCGGTTGCTAGGTATGAAGTAACTATCAATGGGCCAAATGTTCCAGGTCAAGCTAATAAAGTTGAGGGCACTAATTACCGCACTCTGTTACATGAGATGTTGCACCTTGCAACTCAAGGGCAAATTTCAATTACAGAGAAGTCTGCTAACAAAAATATAGTTGGCCCTATTGATGACCTTGAAAAATTGCGCAAGTTTATAATTAAAAAAGTCAAAACAGATCAAGCTAACAACGTACCTGTACCAGCAAAGTTAAATACTCGGCAAGCGTTAAAAGACGTACATGAGTTAATTTCCTACGGTATGTCAGAGATTGAAGTTCAAAAGTATTTGGCTGACGTAGACTTTAAAGATAAAAACGCATTTGTTCGTTTTGTAGATGCTATCCGTCGCTTGCTGGCAATTAGCAAAACACATCAGGGCGCATTAGAGCGACTGGTTTCCCTGACAGAAGAGACGCTGGTAGTTCCGGTGGAAGATATTGCTGCCGGTTTCAAAGCGTCAGGCTCTGGTAGGGAGTTTGGTATTAGTACGCCGCAGGTTGCTGACGAGTCTGTTGATATTTTTGAAGAACCAAAACGGACGCAAGATAGATTAGATGATCAACAAGAAGGCAGGCAAACCGCAGTACAAAGAGCCAAAACTGCCGCACAGAAAGCTTTGCAGAAGCGCACTCTACCTAAAAGTCAGTTTGCACATATACCGGACGATTTATATAGTGAACTTGTGCCTGTTTTTGCACCAGAAAATAAAACCATCATCGACAAGCTTGATGGTATGCGGGATAAGTTCTGGAAAAAACTTGCGCAGGGTATAGCAGATCAGTACCGGTCTATCAGAGACATTGATCCAATAGCCTACATGAAAGCTCGCATGTCTACGACGGTAGATGGTGCGGTTGAGGGGTTGCTGTTTAATGGAGAAGTAAAACTTACCGACGGCGCGTTAGATATTGCAAAAGATACTAAGGGTTTAATTGCAGCACTTGAGCCGGTTGGAGCTGAGGTTGATAGCTACCAGATATGGGTTGCCTTAAACAGAGAACATTCTATATATGAGAAATCACGCAGAGCTTATGACAAGATAGACAATATCAAAGGTCAGATTCAAGACCTTGGTTCCAAACGTCGTTCTGCACAAACAGTTAAAGAAGCAAACAAAATAAGTGATCAAATAGAACAAATGAAAAAAGAAGTAAGGGCATTACAGTCCTCGGTTAAAGGAACATCTATTGATCCAGATATTGTTGCAAAAAGAAATATGCTTGCGTCTGGCACATTAAATGGTCGTCCTCGCATTGACGTTTATAAAGAAGTGCAAAAAGACATGAACAAATTGAACCGTTCTGTACTTAACATTGCACTTGCGCAAGGAACTATTAACAAAGAAGCGTATGAAATTTATGCTAACGATATTAACTACATTCCGTTTTACAAAGTTATGGAAGAAACGGGTGATGTACAAACGGCAGCAACAAGGTCTGGTCTAGTCAACCAATACTTTTCCAAAGCATTAAAAGGTGGTGAGAAACCGTTTGGTGACTTGATGGAAAATACCCTGCGTAATTGGAGCCACATTCTTTCTTCCTCTATGAAGAATGAAGCTGCTAATGCTACGCTTCGTTCGGCAATAAATATGAACGCAGCACAACCTAACTTAAAATCAGGTTTTGTATACAGACCAAATGAAGATGGTAAAGGTGGAAAGGTTTACACTAAAAAAACTGGACAGCTTGTTGGTGATCTTAAAGCGGAATACACCACATCAGAATACACGCCAAGAAAGGGTAGTTCTGTAGTTAAAACCATGATAGATGGACGACCAGCGTATTTTGAAGTTACAGAACCTATGTTAGTTGAGTCCATCATGGCTATTGGGTATATGGGGCCAAAGTCTAAGTTCTTGGACGTTGCTCGTAACTTCAAGAACATACTTCAGTATGGTGTGACAATATCCCCTGCGTTTAAAGTTCGTAACTTATTCCGAGACTCTGCTGCCGCTGGTGCTGTAAGTGAAGTTAGTAAAGATCCAGTATCAAGAGTTTTTAAAAACTGGGCATCTACAGACAAAAAAAATCCAGCACATATTTCAGCTCTTGCTGGTGGAGCAATCTTTAATTTTGGAAGTATTGTTGAAGGTGATCAAGCCAGGTTAGTGAAACGCCTAATTAAAAAAGGCGTTAAAGCAAATACTATTCTTAATACAGATGAAAAGATTAAGAATGGTTTGATATTTTTGCGGGATAAGTACGAAGAGTTTGGCAATAAGACAGAAGCGGTTAACCGTATGGCTTTGTACAATGAGCTTAAGGCTAAAGGAATGTCGCATCTTGAATCTTCTTTTTATGCTAGAGATATGCTTGACTTCTCTATGCAGGGGGCATGGCCTACGTTCCGCTACTTAACACAAATTGTTCCATTCTTAAATGCTCGCACACAAGGTTTATACAAACTTGGTCGTGATGGTCTTGTGCCTACTGGTAGGGTTACTTACAACTATATTACTGGTAAAGAAATTGAAGGCACAGACAAACAAAAAGCCCAACAATTCTCTACTGTAATGCTTGCTGTGTCTTTAGCTTCATTAGCTTTGTATGCAGCATTTGAGGATGACGAAGAGTTTCAAAAGCGTGAGCAGTGGGATAGAGATAACTTTTGGTGGTTTAAACTACCTGGGATGGATAGTGCTTTCCGTATACCTAAACCGTTTGAGGTTGGCGCGTTTGGCACAATGGTAGAAAGAACGGCTGAACAAATATTTGACCAAGGCGTTGAAGGTAAAGTGTTTAAAGAAAGTTTGTCCCGTATGGTGGTTGACACTTTTGCTGTAAACCTACCGCAAATAGTTAAACCGTTAGTAGATTTATATGCTAACAAAGACAGTTTTACTGGCGCTCCTATTGAGACTGCTGGCATGGAAAGACTTTCCAAGGCTGAACGTATAGCTGAAAAAACTGGCCCGTTGGCTATAGCATTATCAAAAGGAACTAACGTGTTCCTGCCTGAGTCTGCGGAAATATCTCCCGTACAAACAGACTATGCTATCAAAGCTTACTTTGGTTGGTTAGGTGGTACAGCGTCATGGTTATCGCACTATGCCGTACAACCATTTTCTAAGTCTGCATACCCAGATAATAACTGGACGGATACTATGTCTATGGGATTTATCAAGTCTTTGCCAACCACACAATCTAAGTACGTCACCGCGTTCTATCAGAACAACAAAGAAATAGCCCAGGCTTACGCTGACATGCGGCATTTTGCCCAGCTAGGTCAAGCAGACAAAGTTCAAGAAATCTTGAAGGAGAAGGGCGACAAGATTGCCATGGCTAAGTTCTATGACAATGCCTCTAAGGATATGTCAAAGATGCGCCAAGCCATACAAGCCATTCGTAATGATGAGAATATGACTGGCGCTCAGAAGAAGGAAGAGATTGACCGGATGAAGATAATCATTGGTGAGATAGCCAAGCAGATGGAAGACGCAAGGATAATGGTTAAGAAGCAGTATGATGCCTCTCAATAGTCATTGCCATGAGATCCCACTCTGAGAGTTTGTATCTTGTATAAAACCCCCTGCTTCCTAACCCATGGTATCCAGACTTCCCAACATGGTGTTCAGGGCAGAGGGGGATCACAAGCCAGTCTGATGCCCGCTGCGCCCCACCAACAGCATCGCGCGGATGGTGGAGAACGGCAGGTGAGTAGCCGAGATCAAGGTGGTGACACATCACGCACCCGATGCCAGCTACTTCGTTCATATACTCTTTAACTGTCTTCACTTTTTTCCTTTGCAACTTCAACCATCAGCGAAAACGACATAGCTACTAACTGAGCGTCTTCGTCTGTCATGTCATTAAGATAAATTCTTCTACCGGTAGAAGTGTCAACAAAACCTATGTCTTGTCCAGTTTGTTTTTTATAGGTTTTTACAAAGTCATCTATGTATTTTCTGTCAGTCATGAATCCACCTTGCACGAATAACTCTGGCTAATGTTTGCGCATAGAATTCTGGCAAACCAGTCTCATATAGTTCACACGCTTTCGCACATTCTTCACGCTCTGCTTCTATCGCGGCGTTTACTAACTTCAATACTTCTTGGTTGCATTCCATCAACGGTTTGAACGCTACAAGGTTTAGTTCAAGATTGTGAAATAGTTTGTTGTATTCATCCAAGTTCATCCATCGCTCCTGTATTTCTTAGGTAGTTTGTATGTTTTATCCCAAGTCTCTTGTGGGATTTCTATAGACGCAAACTTGTGGTTGCAATCCCGACATACACGTTGCCGCTGCACAAAGTCAAACGTATCTGTTATGTCTCTATACCTGCGCGTGTCCGTAACTTTAGTAAGACTATTGCACGTTGGGCACCACATTCTTTTTCCTCGCTTCTATCCTAGCCAGACATTCTTTACAGCACCAGCGTGGGCTGCCCCTAGTCTTCTTCATCCCGCCGCCGTCCAGTGGTTTGAACGTGTTGCAGTGAGCGCAGTATTTACGGTCGTAGTTCATTTCAATATCTTGTCTACAGCCAAGAATATGTTTTCAAGTGAGGACAGCGTAGGTCTGTACCCTATGGCATACGCCGCAGTATTGACTGAGTAATACTTCTCCTTCACACCTGTAGCTGGCAGTCCTACCTGCGCTCCTACTGTCTCGTACTCTAGCTTGTATCTCTGTGCCATAGCAGTCAACAGGCTGTCTTTAGATACAGGCTGGCGGCTGTACATATCTATGGCGGTATTCATCTTGTCCTTAGTCAGCATGACGTTGATCATCTGATAGAAGTCTAGCGGCCCGACATAATCCCGCACGATAGGAGTACGGTCTACTTTGTACACAGACTTATCTTTGATAGCACGGATCATGTCAGTAATCATGAACCGATAGTTGATGTTCACCATAGGGCTGAAGTAATTGAACACTCGAAGGTCAAAGATATTGCGGTCGGTAATCCTGTGCCTGACTTCTGCCATCGCCTTGGCGTACCCGTAGTAATGCTTGGGCTGAAGGTTATTGAGAGGAAACGCGGATACTTTGTCGATGTCTGCCGGTGTGCTGAAGTTGTCACCGAAGACTGCTCCGCTGGAGATGAAGATGTATTTGCACTCACGATATTTCCCTATGTAATCTAACGCCATGCGGTCAAACGTCTCAGTAATCTCAAAGATCTGCTCGCCCAACTTGATGACCTTCTCAGGACTGCCAGCACCTACGAAGTTGATGATGACGTCTATGTCGCGAGCGTGTTTGAATTCTGTGTAATCCTGCGATGTAAAGTTGTGCAGGTTATTTTGCAGCATCCATGTAGTCACATCACTTAGGCGGCGTGAGTACAGTTCCAACTTATGCTCGTCGCTAAAGGATAGGATCAGATCTTTTGCTATGGCGCTGGTTGCACCCAGTATGGCTATTTTCATAGTTTTACCACCATTTCTTGTTGGAGTTCCTCGTCAGACAGGAATGGAATCATGTCATGCAGAGGTGCTTGCTTGCCGTCTTTAAACGACTGTGATGGCAGGACTTGCTGGTCTTGGGTGCAAATAACATCAATCAATACAGGATCAATTTCTTGAGAAAAGTTTATTGCAAATAGCTCATTCATGTGTTTTGTCTTCCATGTCTGATGATTCTCTATACCAAACACTTCAGCTAACTCAACAAAATTAGGAAACCATACGCCTGTCTCTGGGCTAGTGCCGTGTACTCTGCCTTCGTAGAACTTAGACTGCGTGTTCTTGATGCTGAGATAGCCTTTGTTGTTAAGCACCACAATCTTGATAGGCAAGTTGTGTTCACGGATAACAGCAAGCTCCTGCATGTTAGACATAAAGCTGCCGTCACCTACGATGCAGATAACTTGTTTAGCACCAGCCTTAGCTACGCCGATAGCAGCAGGTAATGCCCAGCCCATGTCACCCTGAGACTGGCTCATGACTAACCGCTGCGTACCTTTGAACTTGTACGCTTGCGGTACTGTGTAGAAAGCTGTGCCCGCGTCGGACATAATCACAGCGTCATCTGCGCTGTACTTGCTTATGGCATCTAGCACTGCATATACATCCAGACCGTTATCGTCCGGCAGGTATTCCCGCTGAGACCACTTCTGTTTCCAGTGGCTGCACTTGTCCAACCATTCTTGTTTTGTCATAGCATGGCTCCAAAGAATTGATCTAGCGGCACCCGTATCTTTTCTTGTACGGGGATGATGTCTTTGTTTAGTTCGCCTCCATCTATATCTACATAGATCTTGTAGCTCTGTGGGCTGAATTGTTTAGGGTCGTACCCTATTACTGGTGCGCCCATAGATGTACCAAGGATAAGAAGCGTGTCTGCGTTCTGCATGGAAAAGTTTCCAGTACGGCTGCCGCGAACTCCAACAGTTCCCATGTTCAGCGGGTGATCAAACGGTGCATAATCCTGCGCTCCGTAAGTAGTAACGAACGGTAGCTGGAACTTCTCTACAAAATTCATAAACCCATGTACGCATCCTGACTGACGGATGCCTACGCCAGCCAAGACTATTGGGCGTTCGGCAAGGTGCAGTTGTGAGGTTAGCTTTACGTGGTCAAAGAATGCCTTCAATGGTTTAGCAGATACATATTCTAAAGACGTATGTTCTGGCATCTGTGCTGCTTGTATGTTGCTAGGAACATCCACCCATACTGGCCCTGGTCTGCCGCGTGTGGCTTGATCTACGGCTAAGTGCATCATGTACTCAACATCTTCTGGGTAGCTAATAAACCCAGTAGCTTTGGTAATCGACTTAACCGTATCTATGATGTGATGCTCTTGCGCACCGTAATGCCGAACGCGTACATCTTTGTATGTATTTAACCAATGAGCTGTGTTGTCATGCCGCACGTTACCTGACAGGAAGAGGACTGGCACACCATCCTGCCAAGCGTTCAACACACTGGTCACACAGTTAGTCCCGCCGCAGCCTGTGGTGGGGTTCACCACAGACAATCTGCCTGTGTACTTGGATTCCCCTATAGCTGCATGTCCAGCGCCCTGCTCGTGGTGGTAGCAGATGTATTCAATGCCACGGTGTTTAATGAATCCATCATTCAACCCTGCTGCGCCACCGCCCATCAGGCCATGCACTCTGCTGACTCCTATCTCCCACAGGTAGTCTGCTATCCAGTCAGCTACTCTCATCAGTAGTCCTTTATAAATTTATTGATGGTATCCACCACGTAGGTCAGCATCTCGCGGGTAAGAGCTGGTTGAACCCCAACCCAGAACGTGTTGTTCATCACCTCATCTGTTTTATCTAGGCTGCCATGTATGCGGTAGTTCTGCCCCTTCATGAATGGCTGCTTGGTAGCGTTGCCAGCAAAAACTAGCCGCGTTCCAATCTGATGCTCATTCAAATACCAAGTCAGCTCATCCCGCTTGAACTTAGCTCGCGGGGATACAGTGATAGGGAAACCGAACCACGAAGGCCAAGCATCTGGGTAGATTGTCGGCAGCCATAGATCCTTCTGGTCTATCAGCGCATCTTGCAGAAACTTATAGTTGTCCCTGCGCATTTGCACGAATCGCTCGAGCTGTTCTAGCTGGCCGTAACCACAGGCTGCCTGCATCTCTGTGATCTTCATGTTGTAGCCTACGTGCGTGAATACGTACTTGTGATCGTATCCTTCTGGCAGGTCTTCAAACTTCTGGCAGAACCGCTGCTTGCAGGTGTTGTCCTTGCCAGGCTCGCACCAGCAGTCACGACCCCAGTCACGGAATGATTCCACCAGTCTGGTTAGTTTAGTGTTGTTGATGACTACAGCGCCACCTTCACCCATAGTGATGTGATGCGCAGGGAAGAATGACAACGTTGCCAAGTCGCCGAACGTGCCTACCTTCTGGTTCTTCCATTCAGCGCCAAGCGCATCGCAGCAGTCTTCTATCAGCCACAGGTTGTACTTCTTAGCCAGAGCCACCACTTCTTCTACGTTGAATGGATTGCCAAGCGTGTGGGCTATGAAGATAGCTTTGGTCTTGCGGGTTATGGCGTTCTCAATATCCTTAGTACAAATGTTAAGGGTTGTATTGACGTCCAAGAACACTGGCACTGCGCCGAACTGGATGATTGGGTTGATCGTAGTAGGAAACCCGCAGGCAACAGAGATAACCTCATCACCCCTTTGGATAGCCCTATCCCCCAGCTTTGGGGATGTCAGAGCTGAGAAGGCAACGAGATTAGCAGAGCTGCCTGAGTTCACAGTACGCACGGCCTTGCAGCCTAGATACTTGGTCAGACCTTCCTCAAACCAGCGGTTGTACTGGCCGGCAGTAAGCCAACCCTTATCCACCGCATCGTGCATGTAGTCTTTCTCTCTATCCCCTATTACCTGCCCGGAGGCAGGGATAAAGGTCTCTCCGGGTAGGAAGCTCATACGGGAGTAGCCTGTGGTTGTACTAATTGCTCTGGTTGTGGCGTTAGGATGCCATCAAACATGTGTGTACCGATGTGTGCAAGCTTGGCCCATGGCGCTGCCCATACAGTACCGCCGCACTTCTCACGCCATTCCTTGCAGAAGTGATAGTCCTCAGACAGCAGGCGTTCACCAGTAGGCTCTATGCTGGTAGCAAAGAACTCAGAGATACGTTCCTTGCCGATGTTGCCACCTAAGTCATGGGTGTCATTTATATAGCTAGGCACATGGTCTTTTAGCTTCTCAAATACTTCGCGTTTGATTAGCATAAATCCTGTGCCGCCATTCCATATCTCTACGGGCGAGTTAACTTCTACCTGTGCTTGCTCTGCGTAGTTCATCAGGTTCACCACAAAGGAGCCTGAGAAGTTACGGAGTTGGTCTGGTGGCACGCCAGCCTGTGCGGCCTTGTGTATCTGCGTCCAGTTGATTTCTTTCTTAGGATAGATACCGCAGATGATTGGCTTGTCGGCTAACAACATAGGCAGTACATCTGCTGGGTTAAAGCGGATATCAGCATCTATAAACATCAGGTGCGTGAAGTCAGTCTTTAAAAAGCCATGTGCCAGGGCGTTACGTGCGCGCTGGATAAGAGACTCGTTAAATAGAAAGCTGACAGCAGTATCAATCTTGTTGTCACGCAGAGTAGTTTGTAATGTCATCAGGGACTGGGCGTAGTAGCCGTAGCACAGGCCGCCGTACATCGGGGTAGCTATAAATAGTTTGGTCATTCTTTTCTCCTAGTAATTGTAAATTTGTTTTCTTGTCCAATTAAAGTCTGGACGGGTGCGCGCCATAAACTCGTTGTTGTGTAAAAATTTATCTGCTGTCATTCCCCCCGTGCCATCTTTAGATAATCTGTAATTGACAGAATGTTTGCCGGTGGTTCCTGTTGGATGTTTGGCCCGCATGAGTTCAGATTGAAAACTTCTATCCGAGACAATGGGGACGTACCAAGCATGGCTATGTCTGCGTGCAACATCGGTTCTAACGACGTAACAGGAATTGTCAACGAGGTATTGGTTGTCTGAGTTGAGGTGCATACCAAGTGATTCACAGTTGTCTTCACAGATAAAGTTCCCTTCGTTGTCTACTATTTTGCGCAGGCTGTATGCCCATCCAAGGTTGTGTTGCTCTATCAGTTCCACTACTGATTCGATATGGTCTGGCTCGTACCAGTTATCGTCGTCGAGATAGCAGATGATGTCTTCGGAGATAGCGAAGGGAGCAAGAGCAAATACAGGAGCCATGCCGTAACCACCACCGCCATTAGCCCGAGGTAGGTGTACGGCGACCGTATCATCCGCCAGGTGAGGGATGGCTTTGTCGGAATACTCCGCGCCGTGGATGAATACATAATGAGTAGCCTTCCTAGTCTGATCTTGTACACTTTGTATCGCCTTGGTTATGGTTGATCTACCTTGTGTGCTGGTAACTACTGCTACGCTTAGACTCATTAATAACTCCCTATCAATCGCAGTAAGTCTTTAACTTCCTCGTTGCTATCAAACTGGTTAGCCTTATCCGAGCGGATGAAGTTATCTATAGCTTCTAAGTATTCGCAGTAGCGCTGATAAGTTACGCCCTTCAGATACTTGTACAGATCTTCGTAGCTATCAAAATCCCGCATGTCTATAAAGCATTCGGCTGGGATGTGCGTGGTAATGTTTGGTGCGCCCCAGTAAATAGGCACGATGCCGGACATGAAGCAGTCCAATATCTTTTCTGAGATATAGCCTGTAGCGTCGTAGCAGTTTTCAAACGCCAGTGCAAACTTGTACTTACTATACGTAAGTAGCTTGTTAGTTGTTGTGCCTTTGCATACTGGGAACTGTTGAATGGGCCAGCCTCTACCCCAGAGATCAAACTCAAACAGGGCATTCTTTACAAACCATTGGATAGCTTCTATGCGCTTGGGGTACAGGCTATGCGGATAGCTGCTGTTTTTAGCGGTCTGCATTAGGCACAGTAGCTTGCGGCTGTTGAAATCTTCCTCTGTAGCTGTGCAGGGATAGCGGTCAGTCCAGTCCACAGTAAAGTTGTGCTTGATATATTTCTGGCGGTTAACCAACTTGTCATTCCAAGTCAGCACTTTGTCAAAGCGGTCGTGATATGCCTCGTCCCAGTTGTCTGGCAGCACAGCTTCCGGCTCGTACAGAATCAGTATCTTGCTGGCACCTGGGATATCAGGCTCTACCTTTGGCCTGTCCATAAAGATGGCTAGGTCTATGGTGTACAGATCTATCTGGTCAGGGGTGTAGAAATCTATACCCATGTCCTTGCCCATTTTGTAGAGCTGTACCCACGGGCGCAGCAGGTTGTGGCCGATGTCACTGTTCTCATTCTTAAACAGGTAGCCGTCGGTCGTGATGAACTCGTAGTGGTTTTGAATTACTACCTTCATTATTCTTTCCTTATCTTTGCTGCCGCCTCTGGCAGTCCCATCTTCTCGCAGATAACCGCGCACCTTTCCCGCTCACGTACCTCTACCACCCGCGCTACGCTGCGCATACAGTCCCAAGCGGCTGCGTCTGGGGCATAGACAAGATCTAACTCTGCCGCCGCCCTGTTAACGGTCTCAAACAGCTTTCTACTCATTTGATAATCCAATCAAACATAGCCCGCAGGATCGTCAGAGCCACGCCTATGGCTGCGTAGAACAGGACTATCCACGCACCTACATCTATGCTGGATAAGTACTTCTCATGGACGTTCTGCCAGCGGCTTTGGTATTCCACCGTCGGCTCTACATTCGTGACTGACTGATAAAAGTTAGGCACGTAGTGAGAACCAATCTTTGGTGGCTCTTCTTTTATAAACTTACCGTCTCTTAACATAGTTGTCTCCTTGAAAACATGGAATAATTACCTTATCACAGGTTATTCCTGTCCCCTCGCGCGGATAAACGTTTCTATTTGATTCAAAGCGTACTTATATCCGTCGCTAAACATTGGGTTTCGATCTTCTTCAAGTGTGTACACCGCTTCTATGGCTTGCAGAACTGCCTTGCGCTCTGCTGCTGCAATTAGGGCGGCGAAGCGTTCAAGCTGTTGATGGTCTAACATCACGCCCCAACCATCAGCTGGTCTGCCGCCAGAAGCTTCATCTGCCATGCGGATAATGTCATCTCTATCCATCTAACATTCCCTCCAATTGATCTATCAGGCGGTCGGCTAGTCGCTGATCCTCTATGCTGATAATGGAAGCGTGCGGATCTTTGTGGATCACATCCATAGCATCGCGTATGCCTTTGTTGTAGCCAGAGTTAAAGCTGTCGTTACCTTCCAAGATCATGGTGATAGCGTCCCGTACTAGGCTCGATGCCTGGCGGGCTTTAGCTTTCTGCTTAAGTGCAAGGTAGACTTCCTCGGACAGATGTACCGAGTACGGTATTAATCTTTTTGCTTCCACGCCATAAACTCCTGTTTTACGCCCAACATCTTTTCCGTCGCCGTCGGACTCTTTGCTATGTCGCTGCGGCTTTCTACTTTTAGATAATCCTTCAGCCATTCTGTTGACTCCTTTTCTGATTTTTCAATAATCCCGCCAGCCTCGGATAGAAACTCCCAGAACTGTGGGTCACGGCATAACATCCCAGAGATACGCACCATGTCCTTAGCTAACTCTGCTTCGCGATTCATCGGGCGTTCTTCTTCATTCATCCTAACCAGCACTGCCATGTATCTAGCGCCAACAAAGTCGCGCAGGATTTCTTCTGGCACCTCGTCTGGGTGTATGCGCAGGGTCAACACATAGCCACTGTTGTCCTGCTTCATGGATACTTTTATTGCTTCAAACTGGCTAGTCTCCATCTGTCACCTCTATCAAATCCACATACTTACCATCTTGGTAAACAAACCTGACGCCGATAAGTTTTTGTTGGTCATCGTAATAGCAGCAGAGCATGTGGTTATCTACCCACGGGGCTACACAACGTAATGTGTCTGAGTTTGTTTTTGGCATTGGGTAATACGTTGACCACTTAACTCGCCGGTTCCGTGGCTCTCGCTGGTAGTCATAAAGTTTTATGTCTGGCATCACAGCATCCAATCAGGCATAGATACTTCGTTACCTATCTTTGCTTTGACTACGCACCGCATGGCTGCTTCTAGCGGGGTGTAACCTGATTCCTTTATCGGCATAGACTTCTTCTCGTAATCCCACCAC